ATGCGAGGAGGGGGTGCTTTTTAGACAGCCCCCTCCCCCTTCAAAGTGTCGTGTGATTACGTTATTAATTGATATTCTCTTCTGTTTCAGGCTCTTTTTCAGTATCTTTTGCAGAATCTGTATCTGTTTCAACAGGAGCGTCTGTTTCAGAATTAATATTTCTAATAACTTTTTTATAAATGTTTAAGAAATCGTAATTAATTATTTCATCAATTGCTCTTTCTGTTTCACGCTTGTCTTCGATTGTGGAGAACTCATCGGAGTGACGAGCAATCCTTGCTAATCGTGAACAAGTGTTGTAACCTTTCTCAACGTCGAACAAGAACCAAGGAACGAACTCGTCAAACGGATCGAAAGGATTGTCAAACGTTGTTAACATGATTTCAGTTTCCATTTAGTTCATTCCTTTCTCTTTCAAGTAAGTCGAAACGGTTGAAGTCGAAACTCCAAGCGCGTTTGCAATCTCGCTCAAAGTCTTGCCAGAAGCTGACAAAGCTTTAATGCGATTGATTTTAGCAGTGTTTAAGGTTGTGTAAGAACGAGGCGTTGCTCTCTGACGAAGCTTATCTACATCAGTGTTAGCAAGGATCTGCTTAAGCTTGTTCTCACTAATAGCGCCAGCTTGAATAGCATCCCATTCACGATCAGTGATCTCTATAGAACGCTTAGATCTAGCAACAGAACCAGCTTCAGTTCTATACTTAGTAAGAGCTTGCTGACTTGCTTTCTTGATGTCTTTCTTCTCCATGTTAGGATTAGCACTAGTCTTAGCCTTTATGTCTGCGTTAGCCCGGATTTGTGCTAAGCGCTCACGGGGGGCATTCTTAAGGGCCTCATTCAGCTTATCCTCTAGGTCAGTTACTTCTTTCTGGTAAGTACGCTTAGCCTGGGCTGAGTATGCTATCTTACCGGTACTATTCACCTCTATACGGGCCTCTCTAGCAAGATTCTTCATATAGTTAGCATAGTCCGCATATACCTTCTCCATGGGGTACTTAGCGGGGGATACTAACTCATATGCATCCTCTGCCTCTGCCATCTTAGTACTCTTCTGGGTACGGGTCTTTGTTTTATACTGGATGGTACCATCTTTATTTGTAAAGGTTACGGTACCCCCCTCCCCCTCCCGTTTAACGGGCTCATAGTACTCCCTATCCTTGGCGTTATTCATATCGTATTTGACGCTCTGTCTGGGAGTGGTGGTCTTGATAGTCATGATGCCAGTAGACTTATCATAACTGCGGTCGGGGTAGTATAAATCATCGGCAGTCTTCCATACCAGCGAACCCTCAGGCTTGCTAGGATCGTAGTCTGGATTTGGTTTACCATTACTAAGGAGCTTAGTATTAACCCTGGGGCTACCCTGTCTTTTATCTACAGAGGTCTGTCCCTTAGCTTTAGAAATGATGGTAGAAGCGCCACCCGTTTCGCTGCCTTGATACTTCTTATGTAATGCGGATATGTTGTTATCTATCTCACTCTGCTTGAAGTTAAGCTTATGCTTTTCAGCATCAATAACTACCATGGAGTGTCTAACAGCAGCGGCAAGTTCGTCTTGTGTAGCGCCTGCCAAAGTCATATCAGTAATAAGGTTAGAAATAACACCCATCTGTTTCTGAGTGTTAGCCTTGGTCATGTATGTTATCTTACCTTTTTCATATGTGTCAGGACCATATTCAACTTTAGGATCAAATCCCTCAAGTCCTTTAAGAGGATTGGTTGACGTGATCTTAACTTTGCCACCCTTATCATGTGTAGGAATACACATAACTGTATCGCCGTCAAAGTCTGCGCCAGAGAGTCGCTCGGCAACTTTAGCATTAATACAAATAGCATCAATAGGATCAGTACCAATACGCTTTTTACCCAACTCATTCTTGTTGTTAACAGTACAGATAGGAATCTCGAAGGTACCACCATGAGGATAACGAACCAAAGCCAACTTAGTACCAGACTCATATCCAGGTGCATATACTTCGTTTTCTTTTAATGTATTATTAGGTATGATAACGTGATACTTCTGACCAGGTAATGCTGCTGCCTGAAGATGTACGGCTGCAGAATCACATTCATCAGCGAACTTCGAAAGCAAATGTTTCTTGATAGTCGGGTTGTTGAGCTGACAATATTCATCGAACTCGGATTGCTTATCATCTTGAGCAATCTTCAACTGCTTTCTAGCCATAGATATAGATTGTTTAGATAAGAACTGAGAAGGAACTGCATCTTTCCAATCAGACCAGTCGCCTTCATCCGATCTCTTATTAATCAATCCAAGCTTACGTTCACCTGTTTTAGGATCATCGTACCAATATTGTCCACCTTTTTCGGCATCTTTTATAAGAGAACCAAAAGGATTATCAGGATCATCGCTCTTAATAGGTTTAAGAACTGTATTATCCTTAGGACCAAGAGCAGGAACGCCCCTCTTTTTATTGGTGTTAAATATAACGTCGACGCCATCAGGCATTTCTTTAGGATCACCATAGAAAGCCATACCTTTTATATAGTGGGTTCCATCAACGAGGATACGGACCTGAGAATATCTAGATTCACCAAGAGATAAATCTTTTACACCAGGTCTAATTAATACGGTACCATCTTCATCAATACCGCCATCTTCCTTGTATCGAACCATCAAGCGTTTTGAATCCATACTTTCAGGATAGTGGAACTTCTTTTCGAAAGTGTCGCCACCATCTCTTGTTATGTATTCTTTAAGTGAATTAATCTTATCAGGTTGATAAATTTCTTTATGTTGTGTACCAGGAGGACAAGCTACTTTAAGAGTAGTCATTTGTCCAGCATTGGTAACCTGAGCGATACGTCCACTATAGGTGGGATAACCTTCTCTCTCAAGCAAATATAAAGCTTGCTCAAGTTTTTCAGAAGAAATGTTAAGTTCTCGCTCAACACCAACACCAACGTCGATCATGCCTCTTTCATCGATCTGCTTCTTGATGAATTCAGCAGCGTTTTTGGCAGCCTTCATACGAGACTCAGCTTGAGGGTCAAGCAACGAACGAACAGTAGATTCAGGAATACCCATCTCTCTACCAATCGCTGTATTACCAAGTCCTTTTTCTTTCAAAGACTTAGCTCTAGCTACATCTCGCATTCTACGAGTATCATTACAGATACCGATCTCTGCTCTGAACTGAGTTGACGAAAGACCTAATGATTTAGCAATTGCAGTGTCGCCGGTCCAAGTCTTACCATTGTCATCAGTGTATGTAAAACCAGACTTACGCATTTCCTCTACACGACCGAGGAAGTCAATACTATGCTGGTAAGGGTCCTCACCCGATCCCCATGGGTACCGACCCGAACGTCGTGGCATTCCGTAGTGGGCTAGGGATTCAGAACCGTCATTGGTTCCGATATACGATCTTATTTCCTCCGCTACCGGATTCATAATATCAAACCTCCTCGTTATCAATTTTTGCTAGTAATTTGTTTAAATGAATAATTTTGTTCATTATGTACAAGACCTCTTCAGGGTCAGGTTCGCAGAAAGCGACTTCGTCTTTTTTGTAAACGCCTAGACAAATATCAATTTCATGCGGTTTCTGTTTGTATTCCAAACAAAAAAGAGCAGCGTATACTTTCAGCTGCTCAAAGTGTTTTTCCGGGTCTCCGACAACACCGGTTTTTAAATCGTGAATTCTTAAGGTCCAACGTCCAGTCTTTCTGTTTTCTCTAAAAGAAATAGCGTCCGCAGTACCAAAGAATCTATCGCTAAAATATAAAACAACTTCAGTTGACATTTTATAACCAATAGCATCGTTTACATACGCATAAAGGGTTTTGTTTGACTTAGGTTGTTTAATTCCTAGATCGATAGTGGTCTTTGCCCATTCGTGAAGCTTAGAACCAAGCTCGGCTGCTTTTCTTCTCTCATAGACTTCTTTTGCTTTGTTGTCGTCATAGCGAATCCAAGCGGACTGACTAGCCGGGAATGGAGCATGTAGACCTTCTAGATTGAAGTGTTGATTAAAATTCATTAACGACTATCTCTCCTTTACTCGTTATCGAATCTATGTTTAAGTTCATCTAGAACTTCCTGTTCGTTCTCGGGAAATATAAATCTGGAAAACGACATCTTATCCATCTGATCAACATAGTAATCTTGATTAGGTTGATGTCTAGCTTTTGAAGTTTTTTTACATTCTAATGAAGCCCACTTATCTTTGTATAAAACAAGTAAATCTGGGATGCCTTGAATATAAGAGCTATCGTTTTTCATAACGATACAACCAGGGTATTGTTTTTTAAGTTTCTTAATAAGGTTAGCCTGAAATTTGTTTTCTAACATAAGTGGACCTCCTTTCTTAAATATCAATTTTAAACACTCATTAATGATGAAGCGTATATTTTGTTTTTTTTTGTTTTTTATCTAATCTCTATTCAATTCGGTATACCATTGTTTACGAACCCATTCTTCGGCATATTTACGAGTTTCTTCTGTAGCACGGAGATTTAAATCATCCAGTGTTGCAGTGGCATATTCTTCTATAAAACGTTTTTTCCACTTTTCATAAATGGCTGTTTTACCTTTAGCTCGTGGATCGCTGTTATAAAAGTGAGCATTCCAATACTCGTAGGGCTCTCCTACACCATGCTTATCATGCGGATAATTTTTCTTATGATGTTTTTCGAATATTTCCTTATAATTAGGATTCTTTTTAACATAGTCTTCATAAGTATTCCCTATAGATTTATCGAATTCTTCGAGTTCTTCCCATCTGTATGTCTCAGTTCTACCAAGCGCACGATTTCGTTGCTTAAGACTTGGATGATGTTTTTTATGAGCATAAGGAAACATTGCGGTACCTTCTTGAATCTGTTTCTTTCCAGCAGAGGTAAGAGTACCGTCTTTCTTTTGATATCTTCTTACTCCCCATCTCATACCAGGTACGCCGTAGTGACGAAGTTCTTCACCTGAAGTTAAATAGTATTTGTTCTCCATATTAAATCACCTCGCAGCCGTACCCATATGGAAAGGTGTTCTAAATATCAATAAAGTAAAAAGGGCCAGATTATACTGCACGGTTTATAGTACCGCCGCTTTTTCTCCAACCCTCGCCCCAAATGCCGTTCGACTTCTGGCAGCTATTCAAAATATAAAACAGGAGAAGTTGCGCGAATGGCGCATCTTTTCTATCTCTCCTCATAACAGTCAGTGTTTTTCACGCGAATTTTGAAAATCGAGTTTTTGTGACTGTATATAAATATCAAGGTGGGACAAAAAGAAAGAGCCTCTGCATTTAGAGACTCCTTCTGAGTTATGTATGTTCTTCATCATAAGCTTCGCCTAGAATATCAATGACTCGACAATCGAGAGCTGCTGCTAAACTATAGATCTTATCAATACCAGGCATACTCGTACCGTGAATATATCTAGACATCATAGCTTCTGTGATACCAACTCGTGAAGCGATCTCGCTTTGTGGTATACCTCTTGCAAATATCAATTTCTGTATGTTGTGTCCAATGTCACACCTCAAACCTTCAACATCATTTCTATAGTTGTCCGGTCTGACTCGTCTAATTGTGTTATTGGTTGCGTCGAATTCGAACATCATTCTATCTTCCAATCTCACTGTTATGTGATAGCGACCTGAAGGCCACCAATCAACAGTCTGTCTATAAATATCAGGATAGTATTGTTCGAACTGATTTAGTATTCTGTCATACTTACCTTTGACCATAAATATCAATTCTCCTTTTTATATTATTCAACGAATTCATCAAAGTTTGCCAAATCTGTAACTTTTACACCAAGAACACTCGCTATTGCCATTAATGAAAACACATTAGGAGTAGCCGTCATATTTATATAATCACTAATCCGACTAACAGATAATCCGGTATATCTTGCTAATTGAGCCTGATTCATATTTTGTTCTTTTATATAGTATTTGAGATTATCGGAAAATTCTTTTTTCCATTGTTCTTTTGTCATCGTTTTACCTCCCTTCAAAAATATAATTATTTTACACGCTCTCCAAGATCAACGAGTTCGCTGACTTCCATATCAAGCGCATATGCCATATTAATAGCAGCAGCCAAACTAGGCATCGTATTACCGTTTATATACTCGCTGATCTGACTTTTTGGTATATCAGAGTCCATAGCTAATTGGGCTTGTGTCATACCCTTCTCTTCTAATATATCAATTAGATTATTTGCAAAGTTTTCTTTCCATTCATTTTTTGTCATTTATTATTCTCCTTTAAGTATTTTATTCGATAGTGTATGTACGAGTTCGGAAGCCCAAACTTTAGTGACCCCAACCGTCTATAGTGCGTAATTATCTTTTAGTATAATGTTGCCAGTCTTATACTATTAGATAATTTCCTCATATAGCTAATAGAAAATATAGAATTTGGGTTTCCAAACTTTTTAGCCAAAAATAAGCGATTTTGAAACTTTTTGACCAAATTTTGTGTCCACACTTTTTAGTTTTGTGTCCACATTTTCATTTTGTGTCCACACTTTTAATGGTTACCGCCTAAAAATATCATTTTGTGTCCACACTTTTTAGTTTTAAATTTTGTGTCCACATTTCTATTTTGTGTCCACACTTTTGTTAATTAACTCTCATTTTTGTGTCCACATTTTCATTTTGTGTCCACACTTTTACACTACCCTTTACTACATTTGTGTCCACAAAAACTAAATTAATAGGACCCTTTTAAGCCGCTAATATACATTTTTAAAGCTTTTCGAATGATATCCGATTTACTTTTATCGTTTTCATAACTAGCCAACTCAAGTTCATCGAACTCGGTCTTAGTAATTCTCAGATGTATTTCGTGACTTTTACGTTCTTTTTTAGTTTTATCGGTCATTTCTATCATCGCTCCTTTCATAGTTAAAATGTTATTCTATAAAAAAATAAGACTCAGTTTTTATCCTCAGCCTCATTCTAGAGATTTTAGTTTTTGTAATATAACTTATGTAATTATTACAATCTATCACACATCACAAATTAACATGATAGTAGCGATAGATATAATTAATCCACTCATAATCATTATATTCATCTCCTAACATTATGTATTTTATCTCCATAATATTAGGTGTTTTCTTCGCGAAATATAAAAGAATAAGACTATGCATTACGCCTAATCTTACCTTAGAGATTTTTAGTTGTTAAATTTAATAATTATACTCATATATGTTAAATCATCACGACGAATGCCGCAAAGACACATACTACAAAAGTAATAAACATTATATAAACACTTCCTTAATTATGTATTTTATCTCCATAATATGGTGTGTTTTTAACGCGTTTCGGTATCTCACTATGTTCGATTATAAATATCAATAACTCTTCACTTCGTTCCGAGCCTAGACTTAGTTTCATAGAAACTGCGTAGAGAAAAGAAAAGAGTCTGTTTTTTTCAGACCCTAATCTTAGAGATTAATCGTTCACATCATCGCTCCACGGATATGCGAATCTAGCTTCAAATACTTTTTCATCATCGTCTTCTGATATTACCTCAACTCGACAGTCTCGGTTTAAAAGCGCAGCTCCGTTAAGCTCAACAAGTCGGTTAAATTCATCCCAACTTGAATCAGCTAACTTCATGCTAAGCACAAATATTCCGAATACAATCAAAGCAAGTACAACCATACCTACAATAAATCCAATCCAAAACATAATTCATACCTCCAATAAAGTTTATGTATTTTTCTCTCCATAAAGGGGTATGTTTTTACCGCGAATTGGAAATATAAAAGAAAAGACATTGTTAGCCTCGACCATTTAACCCAGCCCAGCTTTTTAATCCTGCGGCTCAGGGACCTGTTTTCACAGGCTCCGTCGTCTTTACAATTTAGGTGGACTTCTAACCACTTTAAATCTTTTTCTTCCATAATATTAGGTGTTTTTAGCGCGAACGACCTTCCGCTTTGCTCCAGGCCTTAATTCACCATAAATATGGTTCATAGAGAAAAGAAAAGACCCAGCTGTTGCCAAGCCTAATCTTTGGAGTTTTTTAGAATGTTGAATGTTTAATTTTATAATCGTAATAATCTGAATCAATACCCTCATGTTTATAACTAAGTAAAGCAATTAATGCTGTACCTACTATAACACTAACTATTGTTATCAAACCATATACCATAAATATTCCTAACATAATCAATCCCCCTTAAATATGTATTATTCTCCATAAAAAGGGGTGTTTTTAGCGCGAACTATATGAGCGTCCGTACCCTACCTTACCGGATACCTTCCCGGCACCTTCCCGGCACCCTCCCAGCACCTTAAAACGAAAAGGCCCTGTTTCCAGAGCCCTGACGTTTTGTTTAGTGAATATTGTTTATAAACTTCTTAGCTGATGACTCCAATTCAAGTTTACCGTTGGTAGCTAAATATACGATGTCTTGAACTTCATCATCAGTGAGATTTAATGATAATAACCAGTCACGGAAATTATCAATATCCTCACCATAACAAAGTAATCCACCGGCTTTTAGCCACGATACGATATATCTTGTTTTGTGAACATCATGAATAAGTTTGTTTTCAAACATAAATATCACTCTCCTTCATCAAAGAAGGTGTTTTCTGCGCGAAGTACATGAGCGTAGGCGCGGAATATCAATCATTCCACATTTCACCATGAGCATAATAGCTAATGATAACTATAGCTACGCCCATAATTAATCCTAACAAAAACATTTATTCACCATCCCAGTTTCAATCTATTCCCTTCCAGCCATTGTGCATAAAACACTAGCCATAAAACCTACAATTCCACCTATAAATAATCCTAACCAAAACATAAACGAATACCTCCTGTATGAGTTAATTATTTGATTTTAGAATATTATCCTGTATGAGTTAGTCATTAGAATTTAGAATATCATCGTGTTCATTAACCATACTTGATAATTTATTTACAAATCGTACTCCTGTACATAATAAAGCTATAATAATGCCACCAATAAGTATTTTCATCTAAATTCCCTCTTTTCATGTTATTAGTAATCCCATCTAATAGCACATCCACGTTCAAGACTTTTTTGTACATCTATAACGCGTTGATTTGAGCTACCTCGGTATTTTAGTCTAAGGTCCTTCAAACCCTCTTCGAACTTTCCGTCCACTACAACGTCAATATATTGCATTATGGGATACTTTATGAGTCCATCTTCGATAAAATCGTATCCAGTCCATACCCAAATATCTTTGTCGGGCATATTAGCCTTCATAATCCTACAAATATCAGTTACTGTTTTTATGTTTTCGGGCTCAAATGGATCGCCACCCAAAATAGATAGACCTCTTACATGAGGATTTCTAAGCATATCCATGAGTTCCATCAACGTTTTTCCAGTAAACTCTTTACCATAGTCGAATGACCAAGCATCTTTATTAAAGCAACCAGGACAATGCTGCCTACAGCCCGAGACGAAGAGTGAGACTCTTACGCCCGGACCGTTAGCAATATCCAAAGGTTTTATTGTTGCATAATTCATCTATGAATACCTCCGGTATGAATCGATCGTTAGAATTATATTCACGATCATAGGTGCAGCACCCTTTCGGCTATTTCTTGTGTTCTACCTTGATTCCAGAAAGTTGATCCTAAATATCCACAGGTACGACGAACAACGGTCAATTTGTTTTCATCGCTGTTACCGCAGTTAGGACATACCCAAACGTACTTACCCTCTTTTTTCGTAACCTGAATTTCACCATCAAAGCCACATTCATGACAATAGTCTGATTTAGTGTTCAGCTCTGCATAGAGAATAGTGTCATAAATATAATGAATAACTTCCAATACTGCTTCAATATTGTTCTGCATGTTAGGAACTTCAATATAACTAATAGCTCCGCCAGGACTCATTGCCTGGAATTCAGATTCAAATTTGAGTTTGGTAAAGGCGTCAATAGGCTCGGTTACGTGAACATGATACGAGTTAGTAATATAACCCTTATCAGTTACGCCCTCGATAACCCCGAATCTTTTTTGCAGACACTTAGCGAATTTATATGTAGTGCTTTCAAGTGGCGTTCCATATAAACTAAAGTCAATATTAGTTTCTGCTTTCCATTTGGCACATGCGTCGTTTAATTTTTGCATAACTTCAATAGCAAAAGGTTTACCTTCAGGATCTGTATGAGATACATCTGTCATGTATTTAACACATTCGTAAAGTCCTGCATAACCAAGACTGATTGTAGAATATCCATTGAATAAGAGCTCATCTATTTTTTCGCCTTGTTTAAGTCTAGCCAAAGCGCCATGCTGCCATAGAATAGGAGCAGCGTCCGTAACGGTACCTTTTAATCTATTATGTCTACACATGAGCGCACGATAACAGAGTTCGAGTCTCTCATCTAAAATATCCCAAAATTTATTGAAGTCACCGCCTGAACTGAGCGCTACATCCGGAAGATTCAGAGTTACAACACCTTGATTAAATCGACCATAATATCTATGTTTACCGGGAATATAATTACCCGCATTAGCAATATTACCGATACCAGCATCTGTGAATCTATCAGGCGTTAGGTAGGATCTACAACCCATTGCAGGATATGTATCGCCATTTTTTAATTCACGCATGACTTTAGCAGAAATATAATCAGGTACCATTCTTTTCGCAGTACATTTAGCTGATAACTCAGTAAGATAGTAATATTCAGAGTCGGGATAAATATTATTCTCGTCAAGAGCGTAAATAAGTTTCGGGAAAGTAGGAGTTACCCATACTCCAGCATCGTTCTTAACCCCCTGAATACGCTGCTTTAAGACTTCCTCAATAATATCAGCAAGATCTTTTCTCGTTTGTCCGTCCTCAACCTCATTAATATCCATGTAGACAGTAACAAAAGGAGCCTGTCCGTTAGTTGTGAGAAGAGTGAGAATTTGATACTGTAAAGTCTGGATACCTTTCTCAATATCATCGTGAACAAGCTTCTCTATAGATTTTTCACCCAAGGTTTTAAACTTAATTCTGTATTTTTTACGAGTTTCGTCTACAAAAGGAGCAAGATGAGATAATGTTATTGTCTGACCACCGTATTGGTTAGAGGCGACCTGAGCAATAATTTGAGTGGTGATATTACATGCGGTGCTGAATGTTTTGGGCTTTTCGATCTTAACGTTAGAAATAACAGTGCCGTTCTGCAGCATGTCTTCTAGATTTACAAGATCACAATTGTGAGAGTGCTGTGCAAAATAATCGGAATCGTGAAAATGAATTATTCCTTGATCATGAGCCTCAACAATATCCTTAGGTAATAACAATCTTCTAGTTAGATCTCTGCTTACCTCACCTGCCATGTAATCACGCTGAGTAGAATTAATTGCTGTACTCTTATTGCTGTTTTCTTTTTTCAATTCCTCGTTAACGCCATCGATCAGTGCAAGAACAGAATCGTCCGTAGTGTTTTTTTGTCTCATTTTTTCACGATCGTAGCGATACCTTACATATGCTCGAGCCACGTAGAAATATCCAGAGGACATGAGATAGAGTTCCACCATGTCTTGAATTTCCTCTACTGAGCACTCCCTATTCATTACTTCACAGTTTTTTGTTACGAGGTCTGTGATAGAATCTATAGAAGCTTCGCCCATGCGTTGATGTTCTTCTACAGATGCATTAGCTTTTGTAATAGCGGTCTGAATCTTGGCTCTGTCAAACTCAACTTCAGAGCCGTTACGCTTAATTACTTTCATCATAACTCCTTCTTTCTTAATAGTTTTCTATATATAAAATGAATAAAAGAAAAAGACACCGCGTTTTTGATGTCTCTTCTTCTTCCCATAAAAGTCAGTGTTTTAGGTGCGAATATTGTGTGTCTAAGAGACACGCATATAAGCGACTGTGCGAAATACACCCCACAAAAAGAAAAGACTCAGTGTTTTATCTGAGCCCCTCTTTTTTGGAATTAGCTAACTGTAATGACAGTTTTACCATCTCCATCCGTTCTCCAGTCGATGGAAAATGTATTCGGATTTCTATAACAGACGTTCTCATCATTAGGATTCCATGTCATACCGATATATTCATATATCTGATTTAGATACAAATATCCACGGTATTTCACCATATCCTTAAAATAATGCATCGCTGCCCATAAGAATAACCGATTACTTTCCCAGTTTTTTCTCCATTCAGAACTAGTTGAATCAAAGTAAATAGTTTTCATTAAATATCAACTCCTTCCATCATAGAAGGTGCGTATTACGCGTGTTAATTATTTTTTCTTTTTGGTAAATATGTCGCTCATTGTGTTTATCATTACTTCTCTTTTTATGTAATTGTCTAACTGTTTATCTGTCATATGTTTTACTCTTTTAACCCAGTTGTATTTTCCGCAAATAGGGCATTTCAAATACAACCAAATATCAAACAAATGCATGCTATTAATCATTTTCATAAAACCAACTTCATTAATAGCTTTACACTTTGAGCATTGAAAATATCTTTTCTTACCCATACTTTACTCCTTTTTCACGTCCGTACCATACCTTACCGGCATCTTACCGGAACCTTACGGATTACCTTTAAAGCGCCATCCATGATCATCAATGACCCAAGGACCAATATGCAATTCGGGACTAATGATGTCTGATTCTTCGTATTGATCAAAAGGTGACACATAAGAACCCTCTTGTGGACACCAGCCACATTTTTCACAAACTTGTAAGCCGTTTTCAAAGTTTTCTAGACGAAGGCGCCCACAGTTTGAACAAGGTTTGTTAGAATATCCGAGACATTTACCGAAGTTCATATTACTTCTCCTTTGATTGCTCGTATGTCTTTTCATTGATAGAAGATACATAGCCGTTAAGCGGATCGTTTTTTAATATTTCTCGTATTTGATCTGCTGTCATAATGTTTACTCTATCGAAAGCCCCCTGATCAACTAGCTCTATAAGCTTGTTTTCGAGTTCACGCCTTTTTTCACTATCTATTTTTAATATCCAGTCTGTTAAAGAAGATTGGCATTCGACACATAGATTTCTAGTCATTCTATCAAGTGGATAACGACTATCGTCACCAGGTTTATAAGGCATAATAAGCCAAGGAAGTTTATGATCAGCGACCGGCTTTCCACAACGATCACAAATTTTTTGATTAGCCATACCTTACCCCTCCACATCCAGTTCCTTATATCTATAAGTTCGGTTTTTCATATAGTTTTCAACTTTTCGAGTCTTACCAAGAGCCTCTTTCATGAAGTTCATAGCCTGCTTACCTTTCTCTGATTCTATAAACTCTACGAAAGGTTCTAGGATTTCTACGGTATCTTTTGATGCTCGACGAAGTTGACGACATTTAGTTAGTTGCGTTGCAACCTTTGCGCGTTCTTTGTAGTTCAGACCGTTAAGCTCCAGCTGATGAAGATAATCCTGGGTTAAACGATCTAACCTATTTACTTCAGTTTTATTCCATTCATAGTCAGATTTAACTTCTGTAACCATGTCACAAAAGTTACTGATTGTTTCTGAAAATTTTGGATTAGTATTTTTCTTAGACATAGTTCCTACCTTATATATTATTTTACTTTTTCGTCACCTGAGTATTGGATTGTAATTGCATTTCGTTAGTATAAATCCTCCGAATATAATTTATCTTGATTATGGCCTTTACAATACCATATTGAGGTTGTAATAAATTGAAGCATCTTTAATCGCTTGTTTTTCAGTTTTACTCCAACCAAAACCTTCATTACAACCATTAATTTCAATCCACCACATAAATTGAAATTCTTTCATTTCAGGATCTTCTATTTTATCGACATGTATAATCATAATAATTTATACTCCCAACTATCTTCAGTTACTTTTGATCTAAACGAGTAAATAACTTTATAGCCATAAGGAGTCCATTAAGTTGACCCTCATAATAACTATAAGTGCCGAGAACTTTTTCTGGTAACTCTCCTGCTCGGTTATCTACCGAATTACATAGTGACATCAAAATATCCATAGATTCTTTTGGAGTAACTGATTCTTGACTGTTAAGTTTTTGTAACGCTTGCTCTTCAGTCAATTCATCATATTCGACATCCGGATAAGGCCATCCGTATAAGTTTTCGAATTTATTTTTCATTACTTACTTTTCCTTTTAATTTTATTAGGTTTTACTTTATAAGTCTTTTTGTTATAGTTGGAGTTTCCGCATTCATATGTAACATAGTTACTATTGTTATCTATATCTATATCTGTTACTGAAACTGTTTCCGCATACGGACAACCCCAACAAGCGTGAGAGTTTTGTTGATATTCTGGACAATTACCTTTTCGAACAGCATTTATAACATCTTGTTTTAAATCAATTGACATTACTTATTACCTCCGTCCATACGGGCACCACAATTGGGGCAATACGGGTATTCTTCATCGAAGTCCTCAAACCCACATTCGCTACATTTATAATGACTAGTATAATAAGTACCATTACGATCGATATGTTGATGTTCTATCCACTCACCGTGTTTTACAGGTGCTACGTCTGCGGCAGCAGTGAAGTTTTCGCAGCCAACAGGAGAAAACATTTTTCTCAATTCTTCTGGAGCTTCATCGGTCCAATTATCATCCGACACCGTATCTTTACAAACACAATAATGTATACAATCTTTACAAGTCATATTTACGCCTCCAAAAATTAAACAATGTAAATTTTCAACTTGCCGCAGTGCTTACATTTGTGTACTACAAGTTTTCTCATTCCCGTGTCTATGAGCGTTGAGGCATCGAATTCATATTTATGCTTACAGAATAGCTTTTTAATGAACGCTTTCATGATTACTTACCTCCGTCCATACGGGCACCACAATTGGGGCAGTAGTTTGTCGGATGAGATGTACATTTACACTCAGAACATGCAAAAAAATATTCAGAATATGTATTTTTCCACTCACCGTGTTTCACAGGAACTACGTCTGCGGGAGGTGTTGCTTCAATAATATTTGGGAAAACAACGTTTGCGTCGTAGCTATTGATAAACATATCTGTAAAATCTTCTTGTAGCAACGCATCACACTCAATATATTTCATTATAAATTACTCCTTAAAAACATACTCTTCACATTTAATACCGTTTTTATTTAGCCAGTCGGCAACCAAATGTCTATGACAAAAGTCATCCGATTTTTCGTAACAAATTAAACAAACATCAGTATCAAAAGGATTTTCAACCGATTTTGACAACTCAATCAGGTCTCTCATGACTGTATAAATATCCAGCTTGTTTAACACTTGTTCGTTGAAGCACTTGATATAGTAATCGTTGTCGTGGTTTTCTTTCCACTTCATGAAGAAATCATATTTAGGTGCCAACTTTTTATACTGCAGTCCTTTATACCAATCCGGTGCCTTACCACAAATAGAAATTGGAATAATATTATCTGGAAGAGAATTTAATTTTGCGAAATAGCTAGTATATATCATACCGGCGTATCAATCTCCTTATGAATGAAGTCTTTGATTTCGTTATCTAAAATATAATCAATAGAACTGAGAATGATTTTATGTTCATAAGGGGAATCGTTGAGGGCTGTAATATGTTTGGTGTAATTGTTAACTGCAGTTTCGAAGGCTGCGAGGTTTTTGTCACAAATATCATGCTCATAACGATATAACAACTTACCAATCCACAGATCTTTTAATTCAATAGTTGGATAGCACAAAGCCACAATCTCGTCCGAAGAATATAAATAGTCTTGAACTTCTTTATGACAGGATACAAACACAATATAACCCTGTCTAGATAAGTCTTCTGCTACTTTACAATATGTTTTGTGCCAACCTTCTGGCTTTTTAAGATCAGGCTTGTTAAAATTACTACTCTCCAAATCAATATACTTGTTGTATGCACCAGCAAGACTTGATTTACCTATACCTGGATAACCTATAATAATCATGTTAATTCTCCTTTAAAATATAGTCATAAGCCATTTAATTGCGAATGGTAAGTTAGCTATTGCCAGTCCAATTTCAAGAGCAACCCAATATATGTTACCTCGATAACCTTGCACAATGGCAGCCATTATACATAAAACAACGGCTATAAAATTCCAAACCATGTTAATTCTCCTTTTCCAATCCCCATTGATTCTCGTTTGAAAACAATCTTATTTTTGTCATATGTTACTCTTCCTTTATAAAGTCCTTTATTAGAAAATAAATGTCTTCCTCACACTCGCAATATAAAGTGTTCCAATCAATGTGATCGACCGTATACTTCTTTTTATTGATATGTGAAGAAAGAGCAAGAGCTCCTAATAAGGATTTTGCCGATAGGTCCCAAGGCTTGCCGTTTTCATCAAAACCCAATAGACGAACATCAGAATTAACATTATTGACCTTTGCTGTGAAACGCTGAATATCGTCCATCGTGATAAGTTCAATCATAACTTTCATCTTGTAAATCACTCCTTTTATTCTATGAATCTTCAAAAAGAAAAGAAGGTTCTGTTTCCAGAGCCTCCTCTTCTAAACATACCTTATGTTGGTACTTTTTCTGCCGCTTTTTGTTCTTTTTCTTTGAATTCTTTCGCCATCTTTTTATCGAATGTCACCAGGTTTTCGTTGACCTTGGTCGAGAGTTTAAATATACCCTCAGCCAATACACCGATTAACTGAACAACACCGTAAATAAGCTTGACAATAGTTTTCACAATAATAGTAACAACTGACATAATATCAATACCCCTTTCTGGTTTGTTTCCATTATAGGGTTTGCTTTTTACGCGTCAGTGTTTTAGTCGATAGTCTCGATCTCGACAGGAACCCACATCTTAGGATTGAAGTTAAGAGTATACTTGTATTTGCTTACGTCACCGCTGGTAATATCTTCGACCACATATGTAACATTATCGCTAAGACCAATAAAATGCTTTTTATAGTTACCCTTCTCGTCCTCAACAATAACCTCCAACTGATGGTCTGTATTGTCTGACTCGATAGACATTTTACCGGTCATTTGAAATAACACATCGCCCTGAATACAATTAATCACAGTAAGCTGACGTACATCATTGAAATTATCAGCTTCCTGAGACAGGTTGTATGATACTCTCTGAGCTTGTGTTTCGCAACCGGTTAGACATACACATGAAATGGTGAGTAATACTACTACCAATATTGAAGTTATAATTTTAAAATATTTTTTCATACTTTTTCTCCTTTACATTCAAGCAAAAAGAATAAGACACCAAGTTAATGATGCCTTATCGTTTTAGAATTTGTTTTTTAAGGTTCTGATCCTTTAAGTTCTATAACATAGGTGTCAAAAAACCACCAACTATCTTTGATCTCTCTTTCGGCCCATTCTACAGGTATCGCTTTTAATGTTAATCCGATAGTCAATTCTTCATAACATCTATCGCGATCTGCTATAGAAGCGCCTTCTGTTTTAATACAAAGATTGGTCGGTCTCCAAAGACCGCCTTTTATAGAATTAAAATTGAACTCTTTTAATTTCATACAAATTCACTCCTTCCATCATAGAAGGCGTATTTTACGCGACAATTAATCTGCAATCATTACGATTTGTGAACTATGTACCAAATATGTTGTACCATCGATCTTAACTTGAATTTGGTCACCGTCGTAATCCTTCCAGCTCTGAACATTGCCTCTAATTAATTCACCATCAGGCAAAGATATAATAGCTCGATCAAACTTATATGTAGTGTCAATTATCTGCTTATTACAACTACACAATACAGCAAGCAACATAATAACTGCTAATACAATAGTTATAATTTTTCTCATTTCGTCAAACCTCCTCTAATGTGGAACATAACATCATCAAGATTGATCCAAATACCATTGAGACTGTCATCTTTGTACATATACAATCCGGGTTTATCAATGCCTGTATGTGTGGAGTTTATATGATCAGAGATAGTCTTAAAGTTTTTAACATCGTCTTCTGTTATAAGATTTACATACGTGCATAATCCAACATTTGTTTTATTAAAATTCTCGTCATAACAATTCAATGATTTTTCGAGAATCATAGTTTCATGATCTATACAATCATATTTGTCTGTAAATTCAGTTCCATCATTTGCAATGTATACTGTTTGATTAATAGTTATATTACGTTCTTCAATCTTCATAGTTTTTCTCCTTTAATTAGTTTCCTTTGTGGTGCCTTTCCAGAGTATAGGCTGTTTACCTTGTGCTTCAAAAATAACACCTTTTGGATTATTCTTAATTCGTTCGTACACTTCCTGAGAAACCCAGACCACATCTTTATTATTCTTAGCACACTCAGATCTCTTCGCCTGACAAATATCAATTAGGCATCCTGTACAGATATCGATATCAACCCATTCTGATTTAGGAAATGCACCAAACTCAGTATATTCAACCACATCTTCTAGTTTCTTGACTTTAAAACGATTAGTAGCTTCATTGACTTTACAAATATCACATACATGTTTAAGCATCTTTTTCTCCTTTACCAAATAACGCGTCCATACACGCTTCGTAAGTTAGCTCAGACTTCGTTTCTTCCTGGTCTAGCCATTTATCAAAGAAATCGCCAAACAGTCTAATACCGTCGAGATCTTCGTCTGAATATTTGTGCTTAAGCTCATACACAGTAACAAATCTAGCTGATTCATTAGCTGTCATATCTTTTACATATAATATGTTTTTCGAAGGTCCGTAGATTAGAGGATGATTAAGTCTACTTAAATATAAATAAGTGCGTTCGTACAAATCTTTAGCTTGTCTTTTGTTACGACATATAACTACTAAATTAAAACCTTTAATGCACTCATCATCTTTAATTCTAAATATAGGAAACATTAGTTCTCCTTTACTTACCGAAATATGTACCGCAACAGTAGATTTGGCTAGAACCTTGTTTAAAACTAGCCTGCCAAACATAACCGTTACCATACAGATCACTATGTTGACCGTTCAGAACTTCTTCAGCAATACGATAAGCTCTTGCAACAGCATCCTTCTCGTTAGCATTCTTAGCTCTGCTAGGCCACACAACGCCTGTATAGTAATATCGTCCGTACTGGTTCTTTGCAGTCAGAACACCTTTAATTGTGTTAGGAAATCTCGAGTCTGCTACTCGGTTTAACACAACATCAGCGACACGTCTTCTACAAGTATCACAACATTCGTTTCCGCCTGCTTCCTGATAAATAACACGAGCTAATAATTCTAGATCACTAGTGGCATTGGTAGTCGGTGCGGTAGAGGTTGGAGTTTTGGAAGGAGCAGGATTAGAAGAAGTAGTGCTCGAGGTAGTTGAGCTAGAAATATCAATGGGAGTTGTCTCAATCTCAGAAGTTGTATCAGAGGGACTCTCGACTGGTTTTGGTGTAACTGTACTATTTATTGTGGTAGTGCTCTGTTTTGAAATATCATTCAGTTGCTTAGACAAATTGTTCGTCATAACCAATGAATTGATGAGTAAGATTACCATTACTATATTGAGTATAAATTGACCCCAAACAAGAATGGCAAATATAGTAGTATTGAATTTTTCTTTTATGTAGCTCTTAATTTTTTTGAAATTTGCTTTGACATTATTCTTAAAGTTCTCGAACTTTTTCAAAGTAAATATTAGCGATCACCTTTCTTTTGTATAAATTCAGAGCAAGAACCACTTTTAGCACAGATAAAATATTCTTTTATAGCCCAACCAGTTGAATAACTATATTTTTTAGCAAATTCACAAGACTTACAATATGAACCAGGAGTGCAGTCTTCGGGTATTTTGTCTTTATATTCTGTAATTTCTTTAAGTATATCTTTTAGTTTATGAATTTCTCGATCTTTCTCGATAATTCGATTATTTAGTTCAGAAATTACTTTGCCCTTATGATCAATATCTTTTTCCAGTTCTTTAACTTTTTACTATTAAACACTTACTGATCTCCTCCCTTATTTCCATGAGCAGATTCCATAAATGATTTCATGAATGCTTGTGTATGTTCCAATGCAGCCTTGTGATCCAAGCCATGAGAAAGAAATTGGTTATAAACCACAAGCCATGTTTCACAAATAACACCCATGTTACTAAAGAATTTGTTTACGTTTTCGTTCATACACTTTCTCCTTTCGCTTGCTGATCCAAATATCGTTTGATGCCAGCGCAGCGTTTACGATACTCGCACCTAACAATAGTGTCTGACATTATCATACCGTCAGGACAGTCAAGAGAATATAATCTTTCAGGTTTAGTCACATCCGGAGTGAAATCCAAACACTGCTGACAGTAGTCTTCAACTTCTACACGAATCATGTCAGTTAACCCTTCCTTTCACAAATATCAAAAGCAGTGATCTCGCTCATACGAACATATGTTAATGTTTTTTCGTCATCCCCATATAGGTCAACAAAATATCTATCGGGTTTATAATTAAATACTTTCATAGCAACGTCCGTACCCTGCTTTTCAGGACCAATATAAACACAGCGCTTATATGAATTAGCTCCCTTTAGAAGAATGTCAATATTCCACTTATACATTCTTAAGCTCCTTTTGTTCCTTATTCAACTTACTCCAGTTGACCCAGCCGTAAACAGTGTTAGCGGTCCAGAAAATATACATCAGAACCATAGAGGGATTGCCAGCTACCCACCACATCTTAATGCAGAAGACATCAATGACAAACCACCAGATCCATTGCTCACGGAATCGCCATACCATCAACAATTGTGCAAATATAGCCATGACGTTCGTAGCGGCATCTGTATATGCCTGAGCGCTACCAATACTCTCTAGCCAGTAACCCATAAGGATAGTAGCAACAACCATACCTATAATCGATAACACCCAATGCCACCACGAGAATTTTTTAGCAATTACATCTTCGGTACCGTCAGCGTTCTTAACCTCGTTTTTCTTCCACAGGAATATACCCCAAATCATCGTTACGAAGTAAAACAGGTTTTCAAGTACTTCTCCATAGAAATTTGCTTTCCAGGATAGAATCAAATATGTAATAGTTTGAATAAAACCTACAAAATAGAACATCGTTCGCCCCTTGGCGCACATAACTACAGATATAACACCAGCAAGACCAGCAATGATGTTCAAAGGACTATCGGGGCATACTACAAATACACCAATCTGACATAATACGCCGATTAGCATAAATAGTTTCTCGAATAGAGAATATCCATTCCAGAAATTTTTAAGAGTCCAATTCTTTAATTTTTCCATTTACAATCTCCTTTACCTATCCAAAACTACCGAAAACAGAAATAAAATACCTGCTGCCGGAATACCAAAGAGAGTCAGAAACCCAATAATACTAAATATCATTGATACATAATCTCCTTTACATAGTTAACAATAGCCATAAAGTTTTCGTAGTAATTACCGGAAAGAATAGTGACCTTGTCCCAATCACCATTACGCTTGATAGTTTCACAGAGAATATCAAAGAGTTCTTGCCGCTCATTCATCTCACTGTGACCCATATAACGGGAGTGATCGTCTACAAATTTGCCGTGAGGTGCTAAGAGGAATATCTTATCCCAGCGAGACTTAGCAGCTAACTCATCTGCCACAACAGCGACTTTTTCAAATTCTTCTTTAGTTAAAGCGAATGTAGGATCGTTAGCGTACATTTCAGCGTACATACGGGTTGTTGTGGAGTCACTATCAGCGAAGAATATACCGTGGTTTGCGGGAGAATTTATGAGTTTTTTATTGAGGTTGTATTGACCTTCGAGGAAAGCAATAAAGTCAGCACCGTCAAGTTCCCAATCGCTAACTCCGCTTTCTGCCATATAATCTCTAGGCCATTCCCAGCTATGAGGAGCGTTGAAATATTTACCGAGGTCTGTTACAAGAGTGGATTTACCTTCTGAAGCTGTTCCGGTGATGAGAATATTGTGGCTGAATACTCGACGGAAAGGAGTGGCAATCTTATCCCAGTACTTAACAGGATTCTCTCGAATCATTGTAGCTGAGATAGGATTATCAGCAGTTCGGTTAACGAGAACGACGTTTTCTTTCCACATGCTAATGAGATCGTCGTAATATGATTCGTCACCTACGTACCAAGTACATTTTGGATAATATAAACCATCATAGTCTATAGCCAGATCCCAAATATTTTCGAATTCTTTCATCCAACCGACCCAGCCATTAGGATACTTATCAAGACCTATTTCGGTATCGTTGATGGCGTATACCGCGACAAGGTCGTCGTCAGCGAAGAATTCACGTACGTAGCGGTACCTTTTGCTATGCGGCATGATAGGCTCTCCTTTATCCCCATCATACCCACACACGACGACAATACAGCCGCCATCGTTTTCTTTTTTAGCTCTCATGATTAGGTCTAAATGCCCTTGATGAAGAGGAGCAAATGAACCAAATACGATACCTATGCTGTTACCTTTCAGGGGCTTCTGATAAGTGTGTAACATTTTGTTTCTCCTTTGCAATACATTCTGCATATACTTTGTTTATGGTTTTTGTCTTAAGTTCGTCGTAGTTAAATATAAATACACAGCACATTAAGATGTTGTACAATGGAATGAGTGCTATAATAATAGACTTAACCCATGATAAAATCCGTCCAGCCCAACTTCTTTTTGGAACTTTCAAATCAGGGTACTTTCGTTTAAACTCATAAGCCACATCTATAGATGACAACATGAGTATTACCAAGAAAATAATACCAATCAATACATTAATGTTTAAAAATATCATTTAGTTTTCTCCTTTAATTACCAAAATACAGCCACCAAGCTATAGGCTTATAACTGAGTTTCTCTTCTTTTAGTTCTTTTATTTTCTGATTATTTGCCGTGTAAATTTCTATCTGTTTCTGAACAAGCGTATCTGACTTAAGCTCAGGATAGAGTGCTACCATAGCAACAGGAGATTCCGGTTTAAGGTCTGTAAAGGTATCAGTTTCATAGTCTTGATACTCTTTGACCATAACCGAGATTTGATCTTCTATATTAGTGTTTTCTTCTTGATACATATATATTTTATCATCAATAATCATACGACCACTAAGTGATATGGATAATGCTATGATTATGCATAGAGCTAGACCCGCTATAACACCACCAATTGAATTGAACAACCATATTTTATGATCCTCTTCGGTAGAACGAGCAGTATACGATGGCAATTTAATATAAAGTCTAATACCAACTGCTAAAAGCGCTAACCCAATTCCTAAAATAACTAATAACATTTCTTTTTCTCCTTTACTCATTAAACGCGTCGAAAAGGTCCTTCGCCATAGTTGCCACTTCTCTCATATCGGGATGAGCACCTGCAGCACATCTAAGGTCGAAGAAGTGTTTCCAACCATCAAGGTTCATAGTAACTATAATCTCGGTCTTGAGACTGTTAGGCAGAACCGATCTTGCTTCCTGGGGAGTGCAACCATGATCGATAAGTGCAAAGTATTTATCCTCAGCTTCTTCGCATCCAGACATCCAAGCGATCATTGCAGCATCACTTCTCACCCAAGAAGGATTCACAACAGTGATCTCGCTGCCAAATTTCTCTTTACCATAGTTACAATATCTTGTACTTTCCTGAGCGAAGCTAGCAACACGATGACGAACTATTTCGTGAGATACACCACGATCACAAATAAACTTCATGGTGACATCTTGGTGAATAGGACGCTCAAATCTATTAAGTTCGTCTACAGATATGGGAATAAACAAATTATTGGTGAATGTTTCGGGAATATAAGTTTGGTATTCGGGGAAGAAGAGAGGATAATTTCGAACTATACCCCACATGTACTGAGGAATTAAACCCAAGCCGGTGACACATGCCTTAGCAAAATCACGCCAAGCTCGCATATTACCTGAGACAATATAACGAACATTACCGTCATCAAAGTCGCAATCGGTGAATCTCAAATATGGTCTTAAGCGTTCAGTAAGAGGAATATTACTTCCTTCGATAAGAAGATTCCAATCGGCTTTAAAGTCATCATATGTGCCGCTGTTAGTCTTAAATATCAAATTCCAGTGCTCGATCATAGCCTCATGACCATGCGCAATTAGATTACCTACAAACTTAACAGCAGAATCCTCAGTTATTTTATCCTCAGATTTGTAGCAAGTCCTACCGACCCTTTCAATAAATTGTTCAGGAGTCATCCATTCTGGTAATTCCAAACCAGTTCTCATAATTTCTACACTAGGATTAACAATTTTCATATAGGTTTCTCCTTTTAAAATATAAAATCTACATGTACAGTGTTCTTAAGGATAGTATAGTTTACCGAAGACGGTATGATGATGCTGATTTATATAAAGAGTAACCGTTGTTGACCATAGCATTAGTTAATGCTAATTTAACAAGTTCAATAGCTTCATCTTTAGTGAAACCGGCATTCACAAAAGAATCGCGAAGAGCAGCCATCTCGCCAGCAGCTTCATCGTACTGCTTGTAACGCTCCACCTTTTCGATTTCTTTTTTAAGCGCCTTGATCTCAGCGTTCTTAGCCTCGATCTCTTCCAAAAGCATAGTCTTAGTTCTGGTTGTAGTTACAGTAGCCATAATATTTTCTCCTTTCAAATACGCAGTCCATTAGGACTAAGTTGTTAAAAAAAATAAAAGAACACCTTGTTAGATGTCCTTTTCATCGTCGATTTTTGAAACGATCGCTTTTATTACGTTATCGCCTACTTCTTGAGTATTACCATACAGTATAAAGGCTGCTGCCCACATACCGCCTACAATAATCAAAGTCAGTAAACCGAATAATGCACGTGCGTCCATTTCATCACTCTCCTTCATAAAGGAAGGTGTTTTTGGTGCGAATCATCGCTTTGTGAAGGCGATCACTGTACGTTTCCAAATGCCAATGTTCTATAAAAATATCAATATCGTCGGGATCGCATGCTCCGGAACAGATACAATTACCATTATCAAGTACCCAGTACCACATACCGTTAGGCTTATCGTGAATGTTTATCCATTTGTTAATAAACGCTTTTTCGTTGTCGAAAATGTGATATGTATGAACACCTTCTCCGGTAAAATTCTCTGTAAAATATTTATAGCAAGTTTTGGGATCGTCTGTATCAATGGGATCTGTAAAAGCCATTATGATTTTATTATCCATCTCGATATTAATATTCATACTTACTCTCCTTTTTCGTCTTCATTAACAACAAGTTTAAGTTCTTTTACGGCATTCAAAATTAAATCATGTATGTATGGTGTACGTCCATGAGTTAGAACTTCTCGGCTAATATAAACAGTTTTGAACCATTTATCGATATTTAAATTGATAAAGTACTCGTCAAATTGTTTAGAGAAACCGAACGTCATAACCACACCTAGTTCATCACACCAATCAAAAATCTCAAGAATCGCTGCGGTACGATTAAACATATCTTGAACATTAAATTCTGCTGGCGCTAACACATCATCCTCTGTGAGTTTTGAGACTCTGTATTTGGTACTACTCATACCTCATTCTCCCTTCACAGGCCATTCGATACCGAAGTCGCTGCGTTTAATCTTGCATACTGGTTTACCGTCAAGCCAGAAGACGATACCTTCGATTTTAAACATTTCAAGATATTCTTTAATGCCTTCAAAAGTTCTATCGATATATAATTCTTCGTCTCCATGTCTAACGAGAATATCCCAGTCTAAACCATATGGATTTCCATTAAAATGTTTACCAATGGCTTCGTATGTACCATCCTCAATAGTATTGTCATCTAATAAATATCCTTCATTGGCAATAGTTTCGTTGTACGCAACGACAAACCATTTATCGCCAGGATCATCAAAATCAACCTTTACCCAATGAGGCCAGTGACCTGTTACGGGATCTGGATCACAGCAAGGTATTGCTCCTTCAGGAGGTGTCTTGCCCTTTTTAGCATCGTAGCGCTTATAGAATTCACCATTAATTATAGCGCAACAGCTGCCATCGATCTTAACAGTGGCAGTACCATTGAGAAACGCATCTTCACATCCAGGAGTAATTTCAGGAGTAATGCCGACTATTTTATGGTTCTCGTATACTCGAGTAAACAAAGTAGGAATTTTTTTCATATTATTCTCCTTGTTTATAAATCATCCGATTTAGCGAGTTTTTCTCCGCAATCGGGACAATACTGCGACTCTGACTCGGTACCAACGCCGCAGTTTGGGCATTTATAAATCTTGTAACCAACCTTCAACCATTTAAGAGGACCCTCGATAGGATTTATCGATACTGATGTGGTTTCGCCATTAATAAATATCATTACAGACCGGTCTTTTTTCTCGATTGCCTCGTCTATAATTTTATTAATATCTATATTTTCAGTCATTTTATTCTCTTTTTTAAATGATCCCCATGGGATATCGTCATTAAAGCACATTCCGATACTCATTTTACTCTCCTTTGTAAATAACAACTTCGCCGTTATTATCGTAATATGGGCATAAGCTAGTTTCGCAGTATCCTTTTGTCAAAATATATTCAACTCTCGATTCTGCATCATAGACTAGATACATATAGGTGTCGCCCTGTTTCCCGATTCTCTCAATTAATACAAAACCGGAAGACCCCATGAATTCACTTGCTTGTCGTTCATAAATAGCGTCTCTCTCTTCGCAGCCAACAAAGCAAAATATCATTACAACAGCGAACAATGTTATAAGTAGTTTTTTCATTTTATTCTCCTTACTCCTCACTAGCCTTAAAGTTATATACGGGTTTGATGATCTCTAAAATATCCACAGTATCCTTAATATTCTCGATAATCTCGTCCATAGGCTTGTACACCATGGGAGCTTCATCGATTGTTTCGGAACTTACAGAGGTTGTAAATATACCGTCCATAGCCTCCTTGAAAGCATCCAGAGAAACAACTTCACGGGCTTTATGACGGCTCATAATACGACCAGCGCCATGAGGAGCAGAACAGTTCCAATCCTCGTTGCCCTTACCGACACCTAAAATACAGCCGTCTCTCATGTTAATAGGAATAAGTAGTTTCTCACCAGCCTTAGCAGAGATAGCTCCTTTGCGGACCATATTAGTTTCGAACTCTATATAATTATGAATAGTTTCGAATGTGCTAATAGGTACCCAATCCATTGCATCCATAACCATTAATGCAATATGAATTCTATTAAGTTTTGCGAATTCCTGACAAATGGTCATATCATGGAGATATTGTTCTCTGTATTTTCCGGTGAGGTAACATAGAGGTTTTGGGATATTGAGGGGATTTGGATTGAAGTTACGATGAAGTTCTTTAATAGCAGTTTCGATTTCTTTTCTTCTACCTTGAGCTTTGTAGTCGGCAATCAGCTGCTCTTGTTTTGCAAAGAGTTCGTCCTTACCCTCCATAAGCTCAACTGCAAGTTTCTGATAATATTCTGCCACTTGCTTACCTAGATTACGGCTGCCAGTGTGAATAACTAAATACTTCTTACCATCAGATCCTTTGTCGATTTCAATAAAGTGGTTTCCGCCACCGAGAGTGCCAATACTACGCTCAAGTCTTTTACTATCCTTTAGTTCACGATAGCAATGAAGTTCCTGAAGCTTCGGAAACTTAACAATACGGTGATCGTGGACATTGAAACCAGAAGGAACTTTTTCACGAATTACCGCGTCAAGTTTTTCAAAGTCGATTTCGGTTACGTTCTTAGTCTTAAATAAACTAGTTTCACCAAGTTCGACTGTCAACATTCCGCAACCAATATCAACGCCTACTATATTCGGAATAACCTTATCTCCAAGGTCTGCAGTGAAGCCAATTACGCATCCAGCTCCTGCGTGAACATCAGGCATTATGCGAACTTTACAATCAGAAAAAGCAGGCTGTTCCATCAGGGTGTTAATCTGATCAATAGCTTCCTGCTCAATATTATCTGTAAATATCTTTACGTTTTTCATATGTACCTCTTTTATAGTTTAATACATCGATTTCTAAAATTACTCATGGAAGCCTCGTTTAGGAGAAACTGCATTACTACAAGTTCCTCGTTATTAAACATTACTAATGCTTCTCTGTCATAGTCGCCGGAGTCCAAGGCCTGACCGATAATCTCATAAGCAATTGTTTTCTGATCTTCACTAAAATTATCGAAGATATCTTTAATAGTTTTCTGAGATTGCATTATTATTCTCCTTTAATAATCTTCTGGTTTAACAGACCATTGTTTAATACGTTCTTCTTTTTCTTCTTCCGAATCAAAGTTAACACATGTTATCCAATCATTATCTGAGTCGAGATAAGCACATACAATCCATCTTCTACCTTCTAAAATAATGATTTTATCGTCATAATCGTCTCTACCAAAATATCCGTTACAATATCCGTAGATTTTAGTTCCTACAAAACCACACATACTTATTCTCCTTTTAAAACCAATCAAATTCTCCTGCGATGAGCATTTTTTCGATGTTATGTCCTTCTCTTATTTCTCGAGTAGTCCCATCACATTGACCAAGTGTTATTTCGTGTATTTTACCGTCTGGCGTATGTACAAATAATCTTTTACCATAAGCCCAACTTAAGAAATGAGTTTGTGTGGTATTTAACGTATTATTATCTCTACAGTCAGGATTTGTATATAAAAACATAGATTCGCAAAAGTCTATCATTATTGGAATGTTCCTATCCCAATATCCAGGTTCAAACTTTAAATATAAATGTATT